GAGGCCGTCTGGAACGCGCAGGGGCAACCCCCGGAAGTGCCGGCCCCGAACCGAGCGGCCCGCCGCAGCAAGAGTACCAAGGCTACGGCGAAGTCGACCCGGCGTCGGGGCTCTACCGGTGGTACGACTTCAGCGAAGACGACGCCCCCGGCCCCGGCGCCACCTGGCCCGACATCCTCGAGCACTGGGAGCTGATAGAGGCCGACATGCACGAACGCTACGGCATAGACATGAGTGAGCCGGGCCTGCTCGAGCGGCGCCCCAGCCGTTGGCTGCGGGTGCGCATCCTCGGCCTGCTCGGCGTCGATTCGCGGCTACTCGATGCACTGACGAAGCCGCAGGAGGTGAGTAAGCCATGATGACCGTCGGCGAGCTGGTTGCCTACCTCAGGCTCGACGACGGCCAGTTCAACCGCGGTCTCGACCAGGCTCACAGCAAGATCGGCCGCGTCGGTGGCGCGATAGGTACAGCGGTCAAGCGCGGCGCAGTGGTCGCCGGGGTGGCCATCGCTGGCCTCGTCGGCACAACCCTCGTCAAGGGCTTCAAGCGCCTGACTGCCATAGAAGACGCGAGTGCATCGCTGCGGGGGTTGGGGCACAGCGCCGAAGAGGTCACGCTCATCATGGCCAGCGCGCGGGAGGCCGTCCTGGGGACCGCCTTCGGCCTCGACGAAGCCGCCAGTATCGCTGCAAGTTCGGTCGCTTCCGGTATCAAGCCGGGTCAGCAGCTTGAGTCGACCCTGCGGCTGGTGGCCGACGCAGCGACGATCGGCAAGACGTCCCTGGGCGAAATGGGAGCGGTGTTCAACAAGGTCGCCGCATCAAACAAGATGCAGGGCGACGTTATGGCCCAGCTCAACGACACGGGCATCCCGATCCAGCAGTTTCTCGCCAAGTCTTTGGGCGTGACGATCGACAAGGTCTACGAGCTGTCGAAGGCCGGGTCGATCTCCTTCCCAATGTTCGCTAAGGCAATGAAGGAGGGGCTCGGCGGCGCCGCGCTGGCGTCCGGCAACACAACCATTGGCGCATGGAAGAACATGGTGACCGCGCTGTCGCGCTTCGGCGCCGATGTCCTTTCGGGCATCTTCCCCAGCTTCAAGGTCGCCTTCAACAAGGTCGGCGCCTACCTCGACCAGCTCGGCAAGAAGTACAGCCCGATATTCAAGGCGTGGGGCGAGAAGGTGTCCGCCGCCTTCAAGACAGGCGGCTTCACGGGCATGTTCAAGGCCATGCTGCCCGCCGGCGTAGGCGACACCCTCATCACGACCTTCAACGTCATCAAAGACACCACGGTCACCATCGTCAGGGTGATCGGTACTATCGCCGGCGTGTTCGGCAAGCTGCCCGGCGCGCTGCAGAAGTTCGCCATCGGGGCCGGCGTGCTGGCACTGGCGCTGGGCAAGTTCGGCCTCCTGGGCAGTGCCAAGGGCCTCTTCGGCGGCCTCCTGGGCAAGGTCGGCGGCGGCGCGGCCACAGAGGTGCCGCTCACGACCGCTGTCGGGCTCAACACGGCGGCCACTGAGGCGAACACGCTGGCGCTGCTGAAAGGTGGCATTTTGGGCGGCGGCGGCAAGACGGTGGCTACTCCGCTTACGCCGAAGCCGCGAACCTTCTACGTGGACTCAGCAGGAAACACGACCACAACCAAGCCCGCTCCCGTAGTCCCGCAAGGGTCACTGGGGCGCCGGGACGTTGGTATGTTCGGTGGCATAGTGGCGTCGATAGCCGTTGCGACCGGGCTGGGCGTCATTGTGGATGCCTATGACAAATGGAAAGCGTCAGCCGACGAAGCGGCTGCATCCTCGGACACCGCAAGCGCCGCCCTCAAAAGGAACGCCGACAAGCTTGGCCCCGAGTTCGTCGCGAAGATGCAGGACGCTATCAACCGCGACACCTACAAGTCGCCGGGAGTCGGAGGTTGGGCAAAATCCTTCGTTGAGGGGAACTTCGACACCTGGATAAAGCCGCTCTGGGAAGGCCTCCAGGGCCACAAGGTCGGCGAAGAGGAGGGGAAGAAGACCGCGAACGCCTTCGCGGAATCATTCAAGGCCGGCATCACTCCCGCCTCGATGAGCCTGCACGGCGCCGGCCTCCTACGGGGCCTCGACCCCGCCATCCTGAAGACGCGCGAGAAGCTTGCTGTCCTGCGGCAGGAGTTGGCGAAGAAGAACAAGCTCGGCGACACGAACACCGCCTCGACGACGACGGCCATCAAGCGCGTCGAGAAGCATCTTGCGGACCTGCGCGCCAACGCTGCGAAGCCGGCGCACACCGGGCGCCTCAATACGAGCGGCTGGACCGGCCCGATCAGCGCCGCGATGCAGCGGCTCCTCGAGTTCCGCGACCTCTCTTCTCAGGGCATCACGCCCGGCAGCGTGAGCCAGCACAAGAGCTGGACGAAGGCGAACGCGGCGCCCGCCCCCGTCTGGCGCGCTCCTGGCCATTTCGAGGCCGCCGGCGGCGACTTCATGGTGAGCAAGCCCACACTGTTCGTCGCTGGCGAGGCTGGACCAGAGCGTGCCACCTTCACGCCGAAGGGCAAGGTACCTCCGGGCACCTCTGGCGGCGGCGACGTTCACGTCCACATCGGGCAGCTCGTCGGCACCGACGAACGCGCCGCGCGACAGCTCGCCGGCCAGGTAGGTCAGATCCTCATGAGCAAGCAGCGCCTCAAGGGGGCGATGAGCCGTGGCTAACCTGGCGACTGTCGGAGCGTTCCGCTTCGTCGTGACCTCGCTGCGCATCGGCCCGCGGCCGCGCGCCATCGGCATGAGCGCCAACGCGCTCGCCCAGTATCCGGTTGAGACGACCGACTACATCTCCGGTTACCGGCCGATCGACATCGGCGGGAAGCTCACCGGCATCGAGACGCAGGATGAGTCCGCGGCCGATCACCTGCAGCGCCTGTGGGCGAACCTCGAGACCGAAGTGGCCAAGGACCGCAACACGCTCGTGCTCGACTTCGGCGGTACGTGGTCTCGCGTCTACACGGTCTACAAGAACGAGCTCGTCGAGATCGTCGTGCCGGCGTCGTGGCAGGTACTGCACCGCGTCACCTTCTCGCTGACCCTCCAATGTCTCCCCTAAGGAGCCTCCATGGCCTGCACACAGTACGAAGCCAACTTCCGCTTGAAGGCCGCCCTGCACGGCACCGCCTACCAAGGCCCGGCCTCCTACTGGGTGGAGCTCGTCTCCGACGCGCCGAGTCGCACGCTGGCCGGCACTCCGTCGGGTCTCGGTCGTATCCAGCTCGTCTGCGCAACGGGCGTCACGGACAACGGCGACGGCACCGCAGGCAACGCTGCCGTGTGGACCTTCCCGGCGCCGGCGACCGACCTCGACGAGTGCTCGTACCTCGAGCTGTGGGACGCCGAGGTTGCCGGCAACCGGCGCTTCTTCGACCTGCTCTCCAGCCCAGTCGCGCCACTGGCCGACCTAGCCGTGACCGTGCCCATCGGGAACTTCACCTGGATGGAGGTCTGAAGTGAACCACCTGACCGCCGATTTGCCGGCCGTGGAGTTTCCCATAGGGAAGCTGCACTTCGGGGTGGTGTGAGGTGGCGACGCGCTTCTACCTGCCATCGTCGGGCACATCTCCACTTGACAGCCTCGCCGTCGCGGGCGGATGGGGTGGGGCTGGCGCGAACTTCCTGCGTCTGCCCACGAGCATCACGAAGTCGGACACGGCTGGAGTGAACCTTATAGGCCGTATCCCCAGCGCCGAAACGTATTCGCTCTGCCATGCCCAGTTCATCTCCGCGCCGCTCGCCACTGCGCACGACTTCACTGCCGAGGAGACGGCGAGCATGGTCGTCTCCGTTCAGGAGACTAGTGGCTCCTCGAACGCATTCCTGGCAGCCGTCGTCCGCGTCGTCAGCGGTGACGGGTCGACCGTGCGCGGGACCATCCTCGACCTGCGCACTGACTCTGGCGGGGTCGAATGGACCACCGCCTATCGCACGCGCATCTGGGGCTCGCTGCCACTCGCGGTGGTGAGTGCCTCTGCGGGCGACCGCATTGTCATCGAGCTCGGTGCTTACTGCTTATTGCCGACCGTTTATACGAGCGACTTGGGGATGACACTTCGCGACGTAGTAGCGACCGCCGACTTCGCTCTCACGTCCAACTTGTCGACCCTCCTCTGCCCGTGGGTGGAACTCTCGCCAACACTGAGCTTCAGCGGGGGAGAAGTACCACCGGCGGGACCCGCTTTCCGCTCCGTTGCAGCCGTAGTCGGTAACACCAACGTTACAAGCCTCGCCGTGGCGAAGCCCGCTGGTCTTGCCGTGGGCGACCTGATGATCGGCTGGATCGCATACAACGGGGACAGGCCCGGTTACCCGAACCTTCCCAGTGGGTGGACCGACATCACCACGGTCGGTACCTACGGCTACAGCACGGTGGGACGGGCGTTCTACAAGTACGCGGATGCGGCCGATGTGGCGGCCTCCACCTTCACCTTCACGATACCTTCGACCGGCGCGTATCCGAGGGCCACCATCATCGCCTTCTCTGGCGCGGTCTACGACACGCACGCGGACGCTCAGAACGCGAACGACACGCCGGGGACCACGCTCACGGTCGGCACCGTGACGCCCGCCGAGAGTGACGAGATGTGCGTTCTCCTCTCCTCGTGGTACAGCAGCTCTTCGGCGACGTGGAGCACGCAGGCGGTCGCGACCGACAACCCGACGTGGACCGAGGACGTAGACACGATGCGGCTTGGCGTGGCTCACGCCGTCCGCTCGTCCAGTGCCGCAACGGGTAACTGGACAGCGACTCTCTCGGAGCCGCTCACGTGGTGCGGCGTTGCCATCCTGCTCAAGACCGGCGAAACACCGCCGGCGGGCGGCACCACCCTCCCGCTGATGACCGACCATTACTCCCGCATGAGAAGGGGCTGAAATGACGCAATGGCTGAAGCAGAACACGGCTACCGATAGGAAGATTGGCCCCTTCATCGACGACACGGACGGGAAGACCGCTGAGACGGGTCTGACCACCGCCTACACCCTCATCTATCTCAGCAAGAACGGCGGCGCGCTCACGGCCAAGCACGAGACCACGGCCATCGCTCACGACGCGCTCGGCTACTACCTGTGCAAGCTCGACGCCACCGATACGAACACGCTGGGCGCGCTCAAGGTTGCTACCCACGTTGCCGGGCACCTGCCCGTGTGGCATGAGTTCATGGTCGTGCCGGCCAACGTGTGGGACTCGTTCTTCGGAGCCTCCCTGCTCGTGGTCGACGCTGCGGCAGTCAAGACTGACTCGGCGGCCATCCTCGCCGACACTGGCGAACTCCAGACCGAGTGGGCCAACGGCGGCAGGCTCGACTTGATTCTCGACGGAGCCAGTGCTCCGGCAGCGACCACAGTCGCCGATGCCGTCTGGGATGAAGCTCTGAGCGGACACGCGGCCGGCGGCTCGGCTGGTGCTGCGCTCACGGGTGCCGGTTCCGCCGGTGACCCCTGGACGACCACGCTACCCGGTGCCTATGGCGCTGGCACGGCCGGGGCGGTCATCGGCGGTATCCCGGCAGTCAAGGCCGATACGGCGGCCATCCTCGCCGGCATGGGCGGAACTACGCCGGAGGCGGCTCTGACGCTGGCCTTGAAGCTCCTACGCAACAAAGTTGTCACGGACCCCGCTACCGGCGTGATGACCGTCTACGATGACAACGGCACCGACGTGCTCTACACCGCGAACGTCTACGAGGACGTCGCCGGGACGATGCCCTTCGACGGCAGCGGCGCCAACAGGCGGGACAGGCTGGCGTAAGTGAGCACGCTGCTACTCAGGGGGCTGGGCGACACCAGCGACACGCTCGTACTTGGCGGGCTGGGCGAGGGCGAAGAAGCACCCGTGATCGTGACCGAGCTGTCTTGCGCCATGGTGAACGGCGCCGAGTTTGAGGTCGAGCCGGACCAGCGCGCCGCCACGATGACGACCGGATGTGACATGTGGAACGGCGCGCGTCTGCATGCCCGAGCGTTGCGTGAAGGGGTCGTGCTGCCGCCCACCGACGACCTCGGCTGGACGGCGCCATGACCGTCACGGCCTCGCCGCTCTGGGACCTCACCGTGGCCATCGCCGGTCAGCGCATCCCGAACGCCACATTCACCTCGTTCACCATCGAGCTCGACTGCCACGGTGGCTTCGAGTCCTGCGCGATCTCGTTCGCCAGCAAGCGCACGCGCAAGTGGCCGAGCCGTGCACCGATCGTCGTGGCTTATGACGGCATGCACCCCTTCGAGGGTCACCTGGCGACGCAGCGCCGGTCCGTCGGCACGGAGCTGGGCTGGTCGCTGGAGTTCGTCGGCAACCTCAACGACCTGCGCGACCACCGGGCATTCCGCCGCGTATACGTGGACTCCAACCTTGATAATTGGCGCAGCGACCAGGGGCCGAACACGGCAGCAAATGTCTTCGAGGTAACGGCCAGTGAGTAGGGAAATTCGCATAGGCGCGACAGAGCCCATATCTGACGCCACCGCCTTCGCCGTCTCCCGCGACAGTGCGGGCATCCTCATCGGCGTGCGCGACAACGCCGCGCCGCAGTTCTCGGTGAGCAGGGACGCGGGCGGGCTGTTGCTGAGTGCGCGGCCGAGTGCGCCGCCGCCGCCGCCGCCGCCGCCGACCGCCTACGTCGCTAGCGGTTATGTACTCGGCACGGGCGCCACGGCCGTTTTCAACCTGCAGATACTCTACTGGAACATCTTCCTCAGGACGTTGTGGGGGAGTGTTGTCACCGCCCCGATCACTACGTCGTTGACCGATTGGCGCAGGATATACGTCACTGCCCCTATCCCGGAAAACGCGGTCTACGTCTCGATGGTGATCACTTGCCCCATGGAGTCCCCGGCGGGGGCGTACTGGACGGCCATGCAGATGGAGGGCGGCACGGTGGCAAGTGCCTACAGGGTCGGCGGCGCGAACCTTGCTCTGAATCCCGAGTTCACGCCGGACCTCTCCTACTGGACTCCGCTCTATGCGGGTGTCTTCTCCCGTGCGACCAGCTTGCCGTCTGCGCCGCTCCCCGGCGTTACGACGGCGCTTGAGTACGTGTCGGACGGCTGGGATTCGAGTGTGTGGTACGAGGTCACCCACCAAGCTATCGCACTGCCAACATCATGACCGAACCGACGAACACCCCACGTGCCTCCGCCCGTGTCTACTACCCGCTGTTCGACGGTGTCGACCCCGAGGGGCAGGAGCAGCGCATCCGGGCGCTCGACATGGTGCTGAAGATAGGCGGCAAGAAGGCCGCTCTCGCGACGAATTACCAGGTGAGCATCTACGGCCGCACACACATCGAAACGCCGACCCTCGTCACCATCTTCCGGCGCGTCGTGGAGCGCGCCGCCGGGGCGGCCTGGGTGACGGTGCCGGTGCGCCGCGAGATCGACCATGCCTCTGTCCACTGCATCGTGCTCAAGCTAGAAGAGATGGCGACGGGCTTCACCCCGCCGGCCGACCCGACGGCGACCTACACCTATGACGACCAGACGACCACCGCAGACCCGCCGCCGTGGGGCGTGCGTCTCAAGAGCTACTCCCTCTACGCCTCCGACCTCCTGCGGAACGTCACGGCGCCGCGCGTGCTCGCCCACATCGTCGAGCCCTACTACCCGGACGCCACGTTCCCGGCGAGCAGCCTGCAGTTCGACCAGATGGCGTTCGTCGAGCTGCCGCGCGACCGCTGGGACGCCGTCGACGACGTGATCGCGATGATGGGCTGGGACTACCAGGTGTGGGACGGCAACGAGCTCACGTTCGTCGACCCCGACGACGCGGTCGCGGTGTCCATCCCCAAGGAGCATGCCGGCGTCAAGTGGACGAACGGCCCCGACGAGTCCGACGCCTTCAACGCGGTGCGCGTGCAGTACACCTCCAAGCGCGGCATGCCGCGCGAGGTCATCCTTCACGGCACGCTCAAGCTTGGCGGCGACGTGGTGTCCGACACCATCACGGCGCCCGACTCGGTGGTCAGCAAGGCCGGCGCCATGCGCGTCGGCCGCCGCTGGCTGAAGGCACACGGCCGCGTGCCGAACGTCGGCGATATCACCGTGACCGGTACCGGTCCGTGGGGCGACGCGCTGAAGCTGCGGCCGGACAACAAGCGCGTCGGCAAGGAGAAGATCAGCCACGTCACGCTGAACCCGCTCGACTGGAGCGCGACCCTGCAATTCGGCGTCAACGTCGACTCCTATGAGGCGTGGATCGCGCGGCTCGCGGCCGGCGCACATGCGCGGAAACGATGAGGAGCCGACGATGACCACGACCTATCTCCCCCTTGCCTCCATCCTCGTGGCCGTCCTGGGTCTGGTTGCTACCTACTTCGGCTTCGTGGTCAAGGTGCGGGAAGACATCGCGAGCATCAAAAGTACGTGCGTTGGACGCGCCCGCACCACCGACTGTCTGCCGCAGCTACAGGCCGATGTGGCGAAGCTGACCGCTAACGACGACGTGTTCTGGCGCGTGCTGGGACCGAGCCTGGGAGGAATCATTCATAGCCCTGTACACATACGCAGAGACCAGCTCATGGACGAGTGGCTGGCGGCGCCGAAAGGAAAGATTCCCGAGGCCGACCTTCGCGAGCTGCGCGACGAGCTGGAGCAGATGTTGGATGAGGCTGTTGCCGGAAATAGCGTCAACTTGCAGCTCATTGGAGCGATGTTGCTCGGTCGCCTAGAAGTACAGATCGAGGCTCTGGAGCGGGCCGAATCTCAGAACAAAGGAGCATAGGTGGAACCCCTCACCCTGAACGTCATCATTATCATCATCGCCATCGTGTCGTGCTGGTTTCAGGTGAAGCTCTACCGGGTCGTGCGTTCCCCCGCGTTCCTTCTCATGGCGCTGGCCATGGCTTACCTCACGGTTTACCGCGTAGTCCAGCCATACGCGCCCTGCATCCTCGACTACGGCGCCATCCTGCCGTTCTACGCTCTGATCCTCGCGCACACCGTCTACCTCTACCAACTGCTCGCTCGGTTCCTGGTCAAGAGGAAGTGACGCCGTGCCTGCCGCCCTCATCACCATCCTCGCCGCCGCCGCCGAGTCCTGTCCCGAGCTCGCCGCGTGGCGCGCCTGCGACGGCGGTCGCGATGAACGCTGCGCAGCATGCGCCCTGGGCGGACCGGACCGCTGCGAATCGGTTGTTATCAAGGCACTGGCCCGGCGACTGACCGAGACACAGAAACTCTAGGAGGCACCATGAGAACGCTCAGAATCACTCATCCCATGATGCACGGCGAGGACGTGCGCGCCCTGCAGCGCCACTTGCACAAGAACCCCTACGGGGACTTCTACCGATTCAAGGTCGATGGCGGCTACGGCCCCGTGACTGCGCACCGCGTCGCCGCCGCCAAGTGGCACCTTGGCTACCCGTCGTTTGGGCCGGTCGCCGGCCCGCAGCTCATGGGCCTACTCACTGGCGCGAAGCCGCTGCCCAAGGCATACCAGACCACCAGGCTAAAGCGACAGCAAGAGAAGCCCAAGCCGCACCCACAGGACACTATGTCGGAGAAGGCTCTGGCCTGGGCGCTCACCAAGGTCGGCCAGCACGAGACGCCGATGGGCTCAAACCACTGCGTCTTCACTGACGAGTGGGGCCACGGGAACATGGCCTGGTGTGACGTGTTCGTCAGTCTGGCCTACATCCACGCGGGCAGCACAGCGTTTAGCAAGCACGCGCAGGAGTGGCAGTTCGTCCCGAGCATGCTCCATGCAGCGCGCAACCACCAGGACGGCCTGCGCTGCCTGCCCTTCGCCGACCTGCGGCCCGGCGACATCATCGTTCACGGCCCCGGCGCGTACCACACAACCCTTCACGACAGGATCGTCAGCGTCGGCAACCGCCTTGAACGGGACGTGGGCGGAAACGAGGGCTGGGGCGGCACGGTCTATCACGACCTGCACGACGCCGGGCTGGCCGATGCGTTCATTCGCGTGGAGCACTGACGCAACCCGAGTCTTCCTCCTCCAACAACCCGCCTCGCTAAGGTGCAGGCATGGCAGTTCACCCCTGCTAAGCCGCGGCCGGTCGTGACTACCATGCCGGCCGGCCGCGGCGCTTCTGTAGGCGAGGAAAGGTGAAGGCGTGCGACATGCGACTCTCACGATCATCCTGGCTGTTCTACTCCCTGGGGCTGTGCTCGCTGCCGGCCCTGCTCTTGCTGGCGCGTCGACTCTGGGCGCCTGCTCGGTCACTCAGGCCAGAGTCCACCTACGCGCCGCTCACCGCGCCACTCTCCGAGCTGAACGTCGCGAGAGCGAGGCGCGGCATGTCCTCAGTGCGACTCGCGCGGCCACATCCACTTTCGGAAGTTCTGTGGGACGCTGGGTTCGATCAGCTCGGCGGGCAGGCTGGCCCTGGGGAGCGATACCCCAGCTCATGTACGTCATTGACCGCGAGTCCGGCGGCGACCCCTGTGCTAAGAATCCCGCGAGTACGGCCAGCGGCTTACTTCAGTTCCTTGCGTCGTGGTGGTCGGGCCGCTGGAACCCATTCGACGCAGCCGTGAACCTGCGTCACGGCTACCGGGCGTGGTGCGAGGTTGGGTGGGCGCCGTGGGCGCTGTGAGCGACACCCACATCTCTGGCCCGGTCATCCTTCCCATCTGCCCCGACTGCGACTCGCCGCTCGTGTGGCCGCTGGGGGAGTCGGCCCCATTGTGTCTTGACCCGCACCACCGGCATACCTGGTGGTGCTCGACGTGCGAAGAGGCCTTCTCTATGGGGCCGAAGCGGCCGTGAATCCCATTTGCCACATCAAAGCCGCCCCGCGCGTCCCTGGCTGCGAGCTGCAAGGCAAGCGTCCCCACGACTACGGGCCCGGTCGCATCTGCGCAATCCCCGGCTGCGGCACGACCCTCAGACGCACGCACAAGGGGCCGGTTTGCGACCCCTGTATCTATGAAGCCAAGGCCCGCGCAAGGGCCACTGCACGCGAGGTGCCGGCACCGCTGGTCCGCGCAACGAAGGAGGAGAAGGTGGCGAAGGAAAGCATGCGCGAGGTCGTGCTCTTGGTGTTTGCGGGTGACCCGTCGCGGTGCCTGAACGCCGGCGACGTGGTGAAGCTTTCGGGTATCAGCCCGAGCTGCGTCTACAAGAACCTCAGGTCGCTGGTCGCCAGCGGTGACCTCGTGAAGGACGCACCCGGCGAGTACCACTGGCCGAAGACCGAAGACGCGAAGACGGCGCCGGCCACCTCCCCGGCGCCCGCTCCGGCGTCCATGACGGGCGACCCCTTGGGAACGGAGCAACCCGCGAGTCCGGCGCCGGCTCCCGACCCCCCCGGCGATGAGCCGCGGGGGCTGGCGCCGTTCGCGGGCATCGACTACGAGCTCCTCGTCATCAGCGAGGTCGTCAGGCGCATCGAGTCCCTGACCGGCCACGAGACGCGCGTCCGCGTCGCTGCGTATGTGGCCTCGAGGTTCCTGTAATGCCGCGGCTGTGTGGCCGTCGCTGGCTGACCGCCAAAGAATATGCCGAGGCGACCGGGTTAAGCCCCTGGACCGTGCACTGGCAGCTGCGCACCGGGCAGTTGCGGGGCCGCGACCTCAACGCCGGGACCGAGAAACATCCGCGCTGGCAAGTACGAGCCAGCGAACTGCGGAAACAGGGGAGGTGAAAAGTGAACACGACTAAGCTGACTGCGGCGCTCATCCGCGCCTTCTGGACGGTGGTCTTCCCGCTCATCGGGGCACTCGTGAACTGGCTCGCCACCGGCGACAACCTGCACCAGATCGGCGTCGACAACGCGGCGCTCATCCTCGTCATCGGTGGAGTCTTGTACGGGCTCAAGAAGTTCATCTGGCCGAACACGAAGTTCTAGGCGTCGACCCTGCGGCCCGAGCGCGCGACCGGCCCGGGCCGCGGCGCCTTCCCGAGAAGCGTATCCGCCTCAGGCGACAAGTGGCGCTGGGAGCCTGAGGAGCATGGCGGCGGACGCCGGGTAGGAGTATCGTATCCACGATGCCCGGGGCAGGGCGGTCAAGATCGGAGGGTCATGAGTCCACGCAGACGCGGACGGCCGCAGAGGCACGAGTACCTGACGACGACGGAGGCCGCCGCCTGGCTAGCAGAGCGTGGCTACCAGATCGACGCTCGCACCGTCTCCCGCGCCTGCGACCGGGGCGATATCGCGTGCTGGAAGACTCCGGGTGGCAATCGGCGCATCCTTGTAACCGTCCTTGAAGATTATTTGCGTACAAGGCTAGACATGCCGGACAGCAGGGTATAGAGTCTTCAATGTCCACGTAAGTAGTGCACGAATGGAGGTGGAGCACACACACATGACCGTAGGGGTGAACGACCGATAGGAGCAAGAGATGGCCCGTAAAAGACGGGCCGAGCAGCCGCTGGTACGGCGCCCGGCCCTAGCTGACCCGAAGAATCCTTCAAAACCCCAGGCAGTTGCCGTTGAGAATAACACGAAAACGGCTCTGCGCAATATCCCAGTCTCGCGCACCACCCGTCGCCGCTGGAATCGCAAGCCCCGCGTTACCACTTCCGACGTCGCCGCCTGGACGTTCTGCGTCCTCCTCACGGCCGCCGGCCTCATGTCCTTGTGTGTCCTTCTGGCACTTGTCTGGTCGAAGCCATGAACCTCCTGGCCTGGACAATCCTGATCCTCACGCTCGGCCTCATCGGCATGCTCACGGCGATCGCGCTCCTGGCGCTGCGCGCGGCGGGCATGTCATGAGCGACACCACTCGCAAGCGCCGCGAACTGCTGCACGCCGGTTACGAAGCCGCCCTCGAGAGTTGGCGCGCATCGTCCGCCGGCGTCTGCCCGGCCTGTCACGACGCCGGCACCATCTGGCACGAAGATGAGCCGTTGCCGTGCCCGTACTGCCGTCTGGGCGAAGCCCGCAAGGCGGCGTCATCATGACCGGGCTGTCGCCGTGGCAGGCCGGCATGGAGCTCGGCTGCGCCGCCTGCGTCTTCGTCACCTCCGACGCCTACAGCGAACCCCGCTGCCAGATCGCAATGGAGCTGGCGCTCTTCGGCGAGACGCTCACGGCCACTGCCTGCCCGCGCTCGATTCAGGAGCAGGCGGCATGAGCGAGCCGACGTGTCCAGCAGTTGACGAGTTCACCTGCGCCGAATGCTCAGGCCACAACCGCTGTGAGGACGAGATGAACGCCGGGTTTGGGCAGTACGAGGCTCCGGACGTGGACCGATGACCGACCCCGCCTACGCCGAGACCTACCCCCAGTACATGATGCTCGACGCCGAGCAGGAGCGCGAAGACGAAGCGCAGGCCAACGGCTGGCACTTCGCCCCGCCGTTGCCTCCGAATCCCGAGATGGTCGAGACCTTCCTGCGTCACGCCAATGAAGACGCCGCGGCCGATGCGGCCTCGGACCGTTACTACCTGACCACTGCCCGCGGCCGCCTGGCCGCCGAGCGCGTCGACGCTGCGGCACGCGCCCAGCTCGCGCGCACCAAGGAGACTACCCGATGACCCCCACCACCACAGCGCTACAGCCCTACGACTTCGAGGCCGCGGCCATCCGCGAGGCTGGCCTTGCGCTGGCCACGCAGGCCGAGGCTCTCGAGATCACTGACGACGAGACCGACGCCGGCGCCAAGACCGTACTGGCCATCGTGACCAAGGGCCTCCGGCAGGCCACGGCCCGGCATGACGAGGTGAAGGCGGAGCCGCTCGCCAAGTGCAACGCGATCGACGCCGCCTTCAATGACGCCTACGCGCCCTTCAAGAGAGCGAAGACGCTCATCGGCGCCAAGGTCGGCGTCTACTACGCCGCCCAGAAGGCTATCGAAGAGGCCGCCCGCCGCGAGGCGGAGCGGCTC